AGCGATTGGGAAGCAAGCATAAATGGGCTCGCAAACAGATTCACACAAGACAAGATTCGCATCCTTCCACATTGCAAGCTAACCATTACGACGTGCCAGTCGGGTACTTTTAATAAACAGCACACAGACTTTGAAAGGACCAGTACACTTGGACACTGTGATGCCATAGCGGCTCTCATGTATGCTGTCAGAGGGCTTAATCGCAGCAATCCATACCCACCACAGTTAATCAGCAAAGACAGATACTGGCATACGCCAGCCAAGAGTGAGCTCAACGTGGTGCCTAAGCAATTCGGAAGCGGCCCTAAAAAATTTGGGGGATAAAATGGCAAAGTTTACAATTACGCGCTTGTTAGATACGGCGCGGATCAACAAGACTGACACCGGCAAACAGATACCCGAGTTTTTTGAGTACATGGCGCAATTCGTAGAGCAAACTGTGAGAAATTTGAGAAGCGGCCTCACGTTTGCCGACAACTTTGCAGGCGAAGCTAGGACAGTGACACTGAAACACGCCACGCCACAGGTGATTGTCTCGGCCAAAACAGTGGTGGGTATCCTCGTCACACGTGTACAATCACAAGTCTATGGTGTCTCATGTACGTCATGGTACTATGATCGCAACAATCGTTTGACGATTCAACTTAGATTCTGTGATGCGGCTGGCAATCCTCCATCATCTTCGGAGCTCCTGCCTGTCGATCTTGTTTTATTATTTTAACGGTGCGATAATTCGGACATAAAATCGGCGTCGAAAGACTACCAAGGGGATACGATGGAAACCAGTGTAAGCGGGGGCCAATCCCCGCAACCGACAACTCCGCAAAACCAAGCGCCAGAGCAAAAGGCGACCGTTCCAGCGGAGCAACAAGAGCCGTGGAAGCAAGCCAAACACAAAGTTAAGTTTGGCGGGCAAGAGCGGGAGGTGTCCTATGACGAGCTCATAAGGGACTACCAAAATGCGAAAGAAAGTACACGGCGGTATCAGGAAGCAGCTCGACTAGCAAATGAAGCCCAAAGCGTTAACCAAGCCCTTGAGAAAGGGGACGTTAAGTTTTTGGTCGATAAGTTAGGGCCGCAAAAGGCTCGCCAGATGTTTGAGAATTATCTCATCGAACAAATGGAGTACGACGAGCTACCTGAAGAGCGCAAGGAGCTACTAAGCGAGCGGAAACGCCGTGAGGAGCTAGAGCGCAAGATGAAGGACATCGAGGAACGAGAAACCAGGACGCGACAAGAACAGTTGGCGGCTCAAGCCGTGGCCGAATTGGACGCTGAGATTTCTGACGCTTTGAAAGAGGCAGGAAAGAAAGCCAATCCCAGACTAGCGCTACGCATTATTGAGCAGATTGAAGCGAACTTAAAGGCTAAGGGCGAAAGAATCCCCGCTAAGGAAGCGCTCAAGTACGCTACTAAGTCGGTCACTGAAGACATTGGCGCATACCTAGCAGACCTCTCGCCAGAGGAGGCTATGTCCATTTTGCCCAAGTCTCTCGTCGATAGTCTGATGAAAGCAAAAGTAGACAGGGTGCTAGATACCAGGACATCGGCAAGGTCTAAACCCGCGCAGTCTGTGGCTCGCAAGGATGACGCGCCGATGACAATCGAAAAGAAATTTGCTGAAATGGAAAATAAATTTAAACGTCGAGGTTAATCATGGCCGTTTCTAGTCTGTTTTATTACAACGATCAGTTGGGAAAAGTCGTACCAAATGAGTTGGTACTACAATGGAAAATCACTGGCGCGAAAGCCGTATCGCCAGTGGTTGCCAACACTGCACACCTGACAAGCTTCGATGCCGTCGCTTCCCAAGCCGTTATCGATAGCTTTCTCGGCACGTCCAGTGAATTTCTCGTCGCTGCATTTGACGCAACCGCGATGGGCACCGATGCCTACGCTGTTATCGTCAACATGAACGGCCAAGCGAAAAAACTTCTTTCTGTCTCTGCAAAAGTTTACAGCGGCTCTAACGGCGCAACCGTTGCCGAGTGTGCTGACGTTGCAGAAGGTTTGACTGCTTCCACCTTGGCTTGTGAAGGCGCTCTCGGCGCTCAAGGCAACTTGGCTGGACGTTTTGTCCTTAGCGGCCTTGACGCTCTTACCAGCGGCCTCCTCGAAGTTCGCTTTTGCTGGATCGCAAAGTAATTTGATTAAACACTAGGAGATTTTTATATGGCTTCCGTTTCTAATAATCAGGTAATCGAGCTATTCAAAAACGTATACGGCGATATGTATGACCTCGTTCCCGAAGATCAACTTTTGGGGATGGACATCGGTTGGGCAGAAGGCCAGAGAGTCGGTGCTCAATTCGTCGAGGACGTTGTGCTTGGCGCAGAGGTCGGGATTACCCTAGGCGGCTCTGGGCAAGAGGCTTTCGAGATTAACCCCGCTATCGCTGGCGCGGTTAAGCAAACTCTTGTCATTCCTTACGTGTCAATCCTTCCCTCCATTCTTCCTTTCGCAACCATTTCCAGGTCGCTTGGTGATGAACAAGCGTTCTTTCGCGCTACCAAGTTCATAACCCGTAACAACCTGAAATCACACAACAAATTCCTAGAAATCTTTAGAATGTGGGGACAATCTCCGAGCCTTCTCGGCTATGTTTCCTACTACAGCGGCACCTATCGCGGCGCTTCTTTCACTAACGGATCTGGTACGCTCAACGGTATCGCTTTCACCAACGGCGTGAGCTCTGCCTCTAAAGCAATCTTGATGGCTCCCGGCGAATTTGCCGCTGGCTTCTGGGTTGGTATGATCGGCGTGAAAGTGAAACAAGTTAGCTCCACTGGCGCAATCTTGGCCTCTGGTAAGCTAACTGGTTACAACTCTCGCTACGGCTATATTACTGTCGACTTTGTGCCTGTCGCTCCTAGCGCCGTGTCTGGCTCTGGCTCTGTCCGTCTGTGCTTTGACGGCCAGGAAGGCGCTGGCGAGATGATCGGCATTCATGCAATCTTGGCAAACAGCGGTACCTTGTTCGGCGTCAACAGCCAGCAATTCCCGCTATTTAAGGGTAACGTGGCCGATATCAGCAATGGTGCCTCCACTGGCGTTAAGCTGACCTTGCCTCGCCTCCAAGACGCTCTTGCCGATGCAGTAAATGGCGGTGGACTTGAAGGGGACGTTAATGTATACGTTAACCCGCGCAGCTGGTCTACGCTGTCGAACACCGAAGCAGGTCTTCGCGTGTACGACAAGTCTTACAGCCCAAGTCAAGCGCAAAATGGTTTCCGGGACATTGAGTATTATACCCAAACCGGAAAACTCACAATTAAAGCGCACCGTTGCATGAAAGAGGGCTACGCATTTGCGCTTCGGACTGATACTTGGAAAAGATCGGGGTCGGCTCAAGTTGGGTTTCAAGTACCAGGGATGGACGATAACGGCGATTTGATAAGACCGCTTGAAAATCAAGCAGGTTACCAATTCAAATCCTACGCCGATGAGTACATCTTCACCCCGGAACCGAACCAAAACTTGCTCATCACTGGCATTAACGACGAATCGGCCTCCTGAGTCACCTTCTGAATCCGGCAAGCCTCCAATGTGGGGGCTTGCCTCTTTTACTTGGAGCTATTATGGCAATCAGCGTCACATGGGACGGCACAACATATTCAATCCCGCAATCTGGGGAAATTAACTGGCCTAGCCTCACCAATTTCCTTGTGGCGCTGGGCAACAAAGCGGCGGTTGCTGATGAGATGAAGCAGTCGATCCGCAAGGCGACAGTAAGCCCTGTTACCATTTCCGATACGGCTGATTTTGCCGTTGTTACAGATTTAACTGTTCCCGGACCTGTATCTGTTACTTTGCCGCTTGGTGTAAATGGTCGCATTTTTGCGATTGTTGACGGTAAAGCTGATGCAGCGACTAATAACATCACCATTAGCTCCGTTGGCTCTGAAACAATTAAGGGCCAAGCAACGCTCGTGATGAATAAAGACAGACAAGTGGTCTGGCTTCAATACAACGCTGGGGACAGTGATTGGAAACTCATCAATTACATGATTCCTCCCGGCCAAGTTAGAGACGCTGACATCAGCGGCACTATCTCGACAGCGGGCAAAGTAAGCGGAAGCGCTATTACTAGCGGTACAATTGGCGGCACCACCGCAATCAACACTAGCGGCAACATCGTCACAAGCGGGCAAGCAATTCTCACGGGTGGGGTGACACTTGGAAATGAAAGCGCAGATGGGCTCGTCATCAACTCGGGTTCCGTCGATATTCCCAATAATTTAAGTTTTGACTTCGGCACACTGTATATTGATGCCGCTAATAATAGAGTTGGTGTTGGCAGCGGATCGCCGACAGTAGAACTCGACGTTGCCGGAACGGTCAAAGGTACGACAGTACAAGGCGCAACGGTCAACGCTGGAGCCTTGAACGCTTCCGGCAACACGGCCCTTGGCGATGCCTCCTCGGACGTGCTGACTATTAACGGTACAGCTGTCACACTGCCCAACGGCCTTAACTTTGATAGCAACACGCTTGTCATCGACGCAGCCAACAACCGAGTGGGCGTCGGTATCGCAGCCCCAACCGTAGCTCTTGACGTAGTAGGCGCAGCAAAAGTCAGCACTGATCTAACTGTCAACGGCAACACTGTCCTAGGTGATGCGACCAGCGACACGCTGACGATTGCGGGTAATGCAACACAGAACGGCACTGGTTCGTTCAAAGTTGCTTCTGGCACTACGGCGGAACGACCAGGAACGCCAGTCAACGGAATGATTCGGTACAACTCCGATTTGACGGCATTTGAAGGGTACGCAGCCGGGGCATGGTCGGGGATTGGCGGAGGCGGATCGGTTGATAAGATCAATCAGGCGTCACACGGTTTTGTTGTCGGCAACGTGCTTTATTTGAACGGCGCTACATACACCAAAGCGATTGCAACCTCTGCGGCAGCTGCGGAAGTCGTCGGCGTCGTATCGCGTGTGGTTGACGCGAACAACTTTGAGTTGACACTTAGCGGCGAAATCTCGGGTTTGACCGGATTGACGGCTGGCTCTGTCTATTTCTTGAGCGATAGTGTTGCTGGAACCTACTCGCTGACTGAGCCTAGCACTATCGGATATGTATCTGTCCCGGTTGGTGTGGCTTCTAGCACGACTACCTTTTATGTCGCTCCCAAGCGCGGTGTTGTCGTCGGCGGCGCCAATGCTAGGACGCAAATCTCTCTTCTCAACAACACACCAAACCAGACCGTCCAGGACGTATCCTCCTATGACGCTGGCGGGCTTGCTGGTTGGGTATACATTGACGCGACGACAGATCTCCGTTTCTATGTCCAAGCCCAATTCGTACGAGGCGGTGACAATATCTATGACATTTCGTATCAGGTGAGTGGCGACACGCCTCCAGCCGGATTTCTAATGTCGATCACCAACGCCGGTGTCATTCAAATCACCATGCCAAACATTCCCGGTGTGTTCACTTCGGCAAGCATTAACTATGCGCTTAACGCTCCGGCGGTGGGGACAAACTTTCCGCTATCTGTTAGCGGTAGCAGCGTGATTGGTGGGACGCCGACGGTTGACACCATCAATGCCAACACAAGCGGAAACGGTGTCCAAATCCAGGGCCGAACAAGTGGAGTTGTGATACCTAGCGGTTATGTTGGAGAACAATTAAGTGTTACGGGCTCTGAACTTACCACAAGCACAACTGGGGGTGTAACCCTTACGCTTGCGACATTACCAATAACAAGTGCAGGTTTGTGGCGAGTTGATTTTTATGTTTGGAATATCGAAGCAGCCGGGGTAAATGCTGGCGCTATATTTATGGCAAACGCAAAATATAACGATAGTACATTTACGCCAACTATTGCAACGAACGGGGATAATTCGGGCGTTGTTGCTTTTGTCACACAAGGCGCGGCAATTAGGGGAGGGTCTGCCAGCAGTATTCCCGGTCTGGTTTTAGCTACAGACGGAACCAAGTCCGTAACCCTAAGGCAAGCTATTACCTTATCCTCTGGTACAGCAGCAGCCAGAGGCAAGATTGTTGCTACACGAATCGCTTAAAACTAAGGAGCAAATATGCCAACGGTCCCCTTTCTAGGTTCGTATGGAGATATATCAGGCAGCGGCTTGATGTTTAGGAATAAGCTGATTAACGGCGGGTTTGATATTTGGCAGAGGGGTACTAGCCAAACTTCTAGTGGGTATGGCAGTGATGATAGATGGAGTAACGTACACGGCGGAAACTCTACTAAGACAGCAAGCCAGCAAACATTTACGGTTGGACAAACCGACGTTCCTGGAAACCCAAAATATTTTTCTAGAACGGTTGTAACCGCTGGCGTTGCTAACGCTTCAAACTTTGTTATTAAGCAACAACTTATTGAAGGTGTAGCCACATTATCTGGTCAAACTTGTACCATTTCTTTTTGGGCAAAAGCTGACACATCAAGATCTGTTTCAATAGAGTTTTCCCAATTTTTTGGCACTGGTGGTTCGCCTTCTGCAATCGTTCAAAATCTAGGCATAAATAAAATTGCCATAACATCTTCATGGGCAAGATATTCTGCAACCGTAACTTTGCCGAGTATTTCAGGGAAAACGTTAGGTACCAACGGAGATGATTATCTAAGGTTAAGAATTTGGTTGAGTGCAGGAAGTGGTTCTAATGCCTCAACTGATTCATTAGGAGAGCAATCCGGCACCTTCGACATTGCCAACGTCCAACTCGAAGCCGGACCACAAGCAACGCCGTTTGAGCAAAGGCCGATTGGAACAGAGTTTGCTTTGTGCCAGCGTTATTATCATGTCATGTCATACGATGCTTCGCAAAACTCTACTAATATTTTTGGTAGTGGCTGTATTGATAGCGCAACAGTTGGGACGGTGTTTTTAGGTCAATTTCCAGTGAGGATGAGAATAGCTCCTGCGGCTGCTTTGGTTGGAACTTTCAAAGTGTTTGGTGCAAATGGTGCTAATAGTGCATCTGACTTATCTTTAAATACCGCCATTCAACAGAACAGAACGTCTCCAACTCAAGCATCTTTGTATATAAGTTTTTCCGGCGGTTATGTTGGTGGAGGTATGGTTCTATATTCCAATACAGCAAACTCCGGTATCACTTTTTCCGCCGAACTCTAAGAGGACAAACCCATGCCAAATAGCGCGATTTCATTCAACACGTCGGGATTAGCCACAACCACAAGCCCTGGTTTAGTAGGAACGGGGGCGCAGACGTTTGCGGGGGCGAAGACATTTCAAAATGGATTGGTTTCTAACACAATAACAGCGGCAACATCATCGGGTATAACTATAAACGAAAACGATGGTTCAGCTATCGCAACAGTGGACGATACTGGAAGCTGGACATTTGGACGTGTGGCAGCGAATCAATCTCATAAATTGAACGGAGAAATTAAGCAAATTTTCCGTCAGTATTCAGGAGGCGCAACAAGGACGCTTTCAACGACTCCAGATTTATTCATGGGCCAATCAGTTTTTGTTGATAGTTTCACTGACCTTTCAACAACATTTTTTTCAGTTGCAAATGGTTTAGCATTAACATCCGGTAGATTAGATTGTGTTTTAAGCGTAACCAACGGGTGTACAGCATCATTTACAGTATATCTTGCACTACAATCTGGAGTTGCCTGGAGATTTCATTCATTTTCGGCTGGAAATTGTACGATAACAGAGCCAAGCGAGGGTACATTCAATATTGTTGTAGGTGGTGATGCAAGAACGTACACTCTTGCATTCAATACAAACAATTCTTCGGCCTCAATATCGGCTTCAAGCACTGCAACAGGAATAACTTTGCTAAAAATGATGCTCACATACTAGGAAATTGACATGAAAATCATATTCCCCCTCATTTTTTCGTCATCTCTTGCGTTCGGCCAATGGCAGCCAGTACCGCCAGCCGATCCAACACCAACGCCTTATCCTGGCTTTGATACGATGCAAATTGCTGTCAATGACATGCGCGAGTTGTACAAGCTACCTTTGCTTGTATCGACGATTGCATTGAATTGCGCGGCGGAAAAACACGCGCTAGATATGCATGAATCTCGAATGTGTCAGCATCAAGGCACTGACAACTCGACTTTTCAGACACGGGCCCGGGATTGCGGGACTGAAGCTCAAGCTGAGTTGATTGCTTGCGGTTTTCTTGAGGCGCAAATGGCCGTAGGTCGCTGGATGCGGGATCTTCGTTCACGAAATATCATTACGAGCGATGACAACGTGGCGATCGGGTCAGCAAAACACGGTACGACCTGGGTAGTTGTTTTTAGAACTATGGCAAAATGATAGAATTAACAGCAAAAGAGGATAATCATGCGCGCTGAGATGAACGACCAAGAAGACATGGACGTCAAACTTTCAAAACTAAACGACTTGAAAGAGCTAATTTACGATCTTTTGGCAGATGGATACAGCGATAAAGAAGTGATGGAAGAAGTTCAGGAAGCTGTGGCTGGCGAGCCTTCATCAATGGGCGAAGAAAAAGCGGAAATGATGGCAGGTGATAGTGGGATGGATGAAGGTGAAGAAGATCCATTGATGAAATTAAAAAGAGACTACTTTAAGCCCAAGCCAGCGGCTTCTAGAAACGGTACCGGGGTTTTTATCGCAGCGATGAGCCAGAAGCAAGCGCCAAAGAAGATGGAAGACATGGCAAGCAAACCCGGAAAAATGGGTAAAATGAAATGACGGTAACATCCGACCGATTTTTACAAGGGTTGAAGCGTCGGATTACAATACCGGCCAATCAACCCTTGATGACTGACCAAAATTTTCTCGATTTGGCGAACGATGTGATTCGTGACCGTATGGTCCCCTTGTTTCTTTCGACCAATCAGAATTATTTTGTAACTTACGTCGATTTCCCGATGACTCAAGGCGTCAAGAAGTACCCGATTCACTATCGGGCGATAGGCCGGGCGTTGCGGGATTTAAAACTTAAATACAATCTCGACAACATTAGAATGGTTGATATGAGGTTGATCGCATTAGAGGACGAGCACCTGTTTATCAACCAGACTTTGCCGACTGGATTCTATTTCAGCGGCGACAGTATCATGGTTGTGCCAGAGCCCAACTCCTCCACGTACATTATGCGCCAGTTTTTCAACTTGCAGCCAAACCGCATGGTGACAATGGACCAAGCGGCCAAGGTTGTGGCGATTGCTGGTAACGTGCTGACGGTTGATGCCATCCCTGCCGCATTTTTACCGCCTCTCAAGGTCGATTTCATCCAAGGCAAGGCTGGTTGTTCAACGATTAGCTACGATGTGACGTTACAAGGCGCAGCAAGTAACCAGTTGACCTTTGCTAGTGCCTCCGACCTTGCTGGCGTCGAGGTTGGTGACTATGTGGCTCTGGCCCAAGAATCGCCAGTGATGCAGCTACCGGACGAGGCGCAGCAATTATTAGAGACTGCGACCGCCGACCGCGTTTTGTATGCGATTGGCGACTATGAAGGCAGCGCGGCGATGCAAAAAGACGCCAAACTGCAAGAAATGAACTTGCTCAAGATCATTCAACCGCGAATTGAAGGCGAACAGACGAAGATAATTAACCGCAACGGCCTATTGCGTGGTCGAGGGTACAATTACTGGCGTGTTCGCGGGGGATATTACTGGTGAGCTATGCCTACCCCGAAATTAAGACATTTCGCGGCTTATTCGCGCAGCCCAACACTTTCACGCTCCCAGATGGCGCCATGGAAGAGGCTCGCAACGTCGTCATCAATGACGATAACATTCTGCAAAAGATTCGGGGCTTCTATGAGTATTACGACGCTGGCCTAGACACGGTAAACGCGACCTTTCTCTATCAGCAAAAACTCATCGGTGTGTTTGCCAACAAGGTGGGCTACTTTGCCGACGCTGGCGCAGAGCCCAACGTCACTGGAACGCTGTCGGTAAGAGGTGGTCATCCTGTCTCTGTCACGTCCCCCATGATTAGTCGCAGCATTGAGCAAAACGGAAACCTCTACTTTACGAGTGACAGCGGCGTCCTTAAGCTTGACGCATACAACGGCGACGTATGGCAAGCGGGTACTCCTGGCGGCCTAGACTGTCGTGGGGCGTTCCTGCCCAAGAACGGTCCAATCCCAGGTGACAGCCAGATCGCTTATCGTGTGTGCTTTGGCAGGGAAGACGCGAACGGAAACCTTTTGCTCGGTGCTCCTAGCGATATCCTGCCACTTACCAATGCGATTGTTCGGGATCAGTCTTGGTCGAGGAATTCGTCTAACATTGTGACAGTGACGACCACAGTACCGCATAATTTGACTAGTGGTATGCAAATCACGGTTACTGCATCGACTGGGGGAAACCCTGTTGCCGTTGGCAGCTATACCATAACAGTCGTTACAAGTAATACATTCACCTTTACAAGTGTTTCTGGCACAGAAACTGGTCATGTTTTATCTTACAAAGTATCCCGCGCTGCGCTGATCACGGCTTCCATCCCCGATGACATTAACCTCGTATCGCAAAACTATTTCATCCAGATCTATCGCACGACTGAGAGCAATAGCGATACAGCAAGCCCAAGCGCAGACTTTAAACTAGTTGAACAAATCACGCTGGATAGTGTCAGTCTCAGTAACCGCGTTTTCACCTATGAAGATAACACCGATAGCGTCCTCTTGACGAACGCCACTGAACTCTATACGAACCCCAACTCGCGAGAAGGCGAGCTTCAGGCTAATTTGCGACCGCCTTACTGTACCGACATGGCCTTGTTTCAAAATTACGTGTTCTATGCTGATTGCACAACGCGCCATATTTTGAACATAGACGTTATTGACACTTCTGGGATCGCCAACAATGACTATCTTGAGGTAAAGGTTGACGCTACGACCAGAAGATATGTTGCTCGCAGCGGCGTCGGAAATCAGGCTGTCCAAAGCGAGGCTATCACCAACGCTAGCGGTAATCTCAGCATAACATACGCGGCCCATGGCTTCTCCAACGGTGACAAGGTTTTCATCTCATACGTTGTTGGGGGCTCCTTAGCGGTTGGCGAGTACACTGTCAGCAATGCTGCGCTGAATACTTTTGAGATCGGCGTGGCTCACAGTGCCGTTACATATTTGTTTTTTGAAGGTGTCTCGAATGGTACTTACCCCATATTCCAATTCGACAAGACAAGCGGAAGCGTAGGGACGCAATTAAGGCGTACGGCCCAAGGGATCATCAAAGCCATCAATAGGGATTTGCTTTCTCTAGTATACGGCAATTATGTCTCTGGGATCGACGATACTCCGGGCAAGATCAGGATTAGCGCCGAAGATTTTACCGGAACTATATACTTGGCAGCCTCAAGCGCAGGTTTGCGGAACGCATTTAGCCAAGTCCTTCCTGCAAACTTTACTAGCAACGGACAGGTAAGCAGTAAGAACAACATCCAAAAAAACGCGGTTTTTATCTCAAAAGTAGGCGAACCAGAGGCGGTGCCGGTCGTCAACTATCTCCTCGTTGGGTCAAAGAACAAAGCGATCAAGCGCATCTTTGCCCTTCGCGACAGCGTTATTCTTTTGAAAGAAGATGGAATATTTAAAATTACTGGCAACAATATTGCTAATTTCGGTGTTACGCCTCTCGATACAACCGTCATTGTTCTCGCAGCAAATAGCGGCGCTTTGCTCAATAACAAGGTGTACTTCCTGGGTACGCAGGGCATTTGCTCCGCGACTGATTCTAGTGTCGAGATCTTGTCGCGTCGTATTGAGAACTTTATTGAGCCCATTCTCGGCGCGTCAAACTTGAACGAGCAAACAGCGGCGGTATCGTATGAGTCAGACCGTACCTACCGAATCAGTACCCTTGGATACAATTCGCCAGTTAAGAACATCACGTACATCTATAACTCGCTGAACGATACGTGGACCTCATCCGACTACCTTTTTACGGCTGGCATTGTTGGGCCGCAAAATAAGCTTTTCATCGTATCGAATAACAGCATTTACAAAGAGCGCAAATACGGCAACCGGCTTGAATTTACCGGCCAGAATTACGCTTGCAGTATTGACTCTGTATATGTTGGCAATCGTAGGGCAGTCATAACAATCGTGGGCAGGACTCCACAGATTGGCGACATTATCGTATACGCCAATATCATTAACCGCATTCGTGCGGTTGAGAACCTTGCGGCTGGTCAATATTTAGTCACGTTCGCTAAGGCAAGTAACCTCTTCACAGGTCTGTCCACGCAACTCTATGCTAATATAGAGAGTAACGTGGTAATGGCTCCGTATCATGGCGGGACGGTGGGTCTGGGCAAACAATTTGCTCAGATCCAATTTCATACGAGAAGCCAGAACATCACGCGCCTCAGGGTTACATTCCAAGGCGCGTCGTTCGGTGGGTCGGAGGAGGCGATTTGGTCCGACGCCAACGTGTTGGGCACCGTAGGCGGTTGGGGCTTTGCTCCCTGGGGCTTTTTTCCCTGGGGACAAGCAGAGACACTTGAGGCCAAAGTGGTCACGGAACCCGCGCCAGTTGTGCGTTTGTACGTGCCTCTTTTCCAGCAACGCAATACATTCATCCAAACCGTTTTGAACCATACAGAAGCCGGTGAATCTATGGATATCCAGTCTATCAGCTGGTCCATTCGGCAATACAAAGAGAGAGTATCCAAATGACGATGAATACCCGCGATTACTTCATGACTTGGGAACCCCAGGAGCTTGCGGCGAAGCTCATCGGCATGAATCAGAGATTTTACGGCGCTTCGTTCAACCCCATTTGGCAAATGTGGCAGCGGAACGTCTATGCCTACTATTCGACAGTGTTGGACGCTCAAAGCTGGTTTACTGCGCTTCAATTTGTGGGGGAGCAGGGCGAACTAGTCAAGATGAGCGTTCCTCAGGCGCGTTCCTTAATTCGGCAGCTAGTTACGCTGATTACAAAGCAGAAACTAGCTTTCCACGGACTAGCCAAAACAGAGGGATCGGAAGTCACGGAAAACGTCCGAATCTGTAACGCTGTCTGTGAGGAAGTTGTTGAAAAGACCAAGCTGGACCTTTTGGCCGAAAACTTGGTTGAGGACGGTTTGGTGGTCGGCACTGGGTTTATCAAAACCACCTGGAGAACCGACGTAGGCCAGCCCATCGGCGTCACAGAAGACGAGCGGGTTGTATACGAGGGCGATATTGAAATTACCGTCCCTCACATTATGGACATGCTTTACAACTTCCAAATCCCAAGATGGGAAGACTTGGATTGGGTACAGGTGAGGGTAAGGCGCAACCGTTGGACGCTCATCGCGCAACATCCAGACCTTGCCGAGCAGTTGATGAAGCTTCCAGCTGTATCGACTGAGCTTAGAAGCCGGTCGTATATGGGTTTTGATGATAATGACACCGTGTACATCTATGAGATGTACCACAAACCGACGCCTAGCCTACCTCGTGGCCGTATGCTTGTGTACGGTGACAAAAATTGCGTCCTTTACGACGATGTGAACAAATACGGTTGTATCCCCATTCAGCAATACAAGCCGGAGCCCATCAAGGGTCTAAACTTTGGCTATCCTATGCTGTCAAACCTTCTGCCAGCGCAAGAAATGTACGACCACGAATATAGCAGTGTGGCGACCAACCATGGGGCTATGGGAGTACAGAACGTCACGGCGGCACGTGGTTCTGATGTGAACGTGGAAGCCGTGGGCGGCATGAATTACATCTTTTACACGCCTCAAGATATCCCTGGCGGTGGTAAGCCCGAACCGCTCAACTTGCTGCAAGACTCTCCTAATAGCTTGAAATTTGCGGAAGCCCTGCTAACAAATATGCAGCAAATCTCTAACATCAATGCAGCGGTAAGGGGCGAAGTCCCGCAATCGTCTTCAGGCGTGGCAATCGCTACCCTGACGACTAACGCTCTTGAGTTTTTGACCTCATACAGCAAGAGCCTTATCAATGCTCTTGAATCGACCATGTATCATGCCGTCACTGCTTACCGGGTATTCGCCACAACGGAACGCCTAGTAAGGATGACCGGCAAGAACTTCCAGGCTTTCTCCCGCAAGTTCAATGCCTCAGATCTCGATCCAATCGTGGGCGTCAAGATTCAGAACATCAACCCGCTTATGCAGACCATGGCCGGACGTGTTGAGATCGCAGACAAGGCCATTGAGCGCGGCCTAGTGCAGAACATGCAAGAATACGTTTCTATCTTGGATGGCGAACCGCTCAACAAGCTATTCCAGCCTCAAGCCAGCCAGAACGATTTAATCACAGCTGAAAACGATGCGATGATGGACGGTAAAGAGGCGATTGTCCTTAGTACAGATAATCATCCTCGGCACATCATGATGCACGCGACGTTACTTAATGATCCTATCGTGCGCGCTGACGGGCAGCGTGTGAATATGATCTTGAACCACATTTTGCAACACCTTGAGCTTGCTAAGAACACCGATCCGGTACTGATGGCAATGGTGCAGACCGGCCAAATGCCTCCGATGCCTCCTCCTGGCATGGCCCCACCTGAGATGATGGGTCCTGGACCTGGGGGAATGTCGCCAGAAGGTGCCCCACCTGAAGGCGAAGGCGATGGAAGCGGGAAAGTTGTGGCGCTTCCAAATCCTGAGACAGCAAAACCAGCCGAAGACTTACTAGGGAGGCGCTAACCATGGCCTATGCTTATGACGAGAAGCAAAATCAACTTTTGAACGCTCAAAACGACGAGCAAAAGCAAGATAATGCAATCTTAACGAGTACGGCTGGCGAGCTTGGCGCAGAGGCCAGCAATGCACCTGCCAGCGGCGCAAGTGATCGACCAAGAGACGAGGCGCGACAGCCTCAGAGGGCAGCAAGCCAAGTTTTGGCTCGTAACCAGGGCAAGGCTGCAAATCCCTTCCAATTCGAGCAAACTCGACAAGCTCTAAGCGGTGCGCGGCAAGGGATTCAGACCGAAAAAGATCAATACATGGCTAACGCCGTGGCTCCCTATCAAACCGGCCAACAACTCACAGGGCAGGTCCAGCAATACGCCAGAGAGGGCGGAGCGACTCCTGAGTGGTTAAAAAAGTATCAGCAAGGAACGCCACAGGCTTTGGGTGCTTTTTCTGCTCAGACAAATACTAACTTTGCACCTGTCAACGCCATGCAGACAAATGCGGGTGTCAGGTCATACCTTCGCAATCCCGCCGATCCAGAAAGTCGGTCGGGAGAGCAAGCGATTGATTTTAGCCTTTTGAACGCTGATCCCAATTTTAACCTTCAACGGGAGGGCGTTCTCAGAGACTACAGCGACCTTCTGAAATTCAGACAGGGCGTCGAGGCCGAAACGCCAGCGGCAGCAAGGGCGGCGCAACAAGCGGCTTTCGATCAGTACAAGGCAAACATCTCTGGCACACTGACTGGAGAGGCCGACGCGATCCAAAATGCGGCAAAAGCGGCAGAGGCAGCATATGACGCACAATTTGCAAACCTGCCAGGGATGAGGGCTCAAATAGCTCGTGAGGCAGCGGCAAAGATCGCTGGCGAGGCTCCTGAGGATATTCGTGGTTACGTGAGGGGATTAGAGGGCGAAGATCTCAATGCCTTCTTCAATCCGCTTGATGCAGCGAGCACCAACCCGGAAGATTTCATCACCGAAGACCAAGCCGGTGACTTCAACCGCATCATGGGGATTCTTGGACGTGGTGGTCCTATGCCGACGAAAGGCCGACTGGCTGGCGCGACTGGTCCAGGACGTGAGGCCCTCAGGTTTGATGAGGGAGCCTATCGTAATGCGCTACTCAATCGAGCCAGGACGGAATACGACCGGGCGAAGGCAAGCCCTTTTGCGAACACTGGGGCCTATGATGCAGGTGGGGCGACTTTCCCAACTACTGCGCCAACAACTCCTTCGGCGCCAACATCTGGCGGGGGCGGAGTAGGATATAGCCCTGAAGACCGCCTAGGCCAAAGCTGGCAGCAAGTTGGTGATTTTTTCAGCAACATGGGAACCTTTAATCCTGACGTGCGTTTGCCGAGTTGGGGAGGCCCTGGCGGTGGTTTGCGATTCAGCGACGGTGGGCGCGTTCCGGGTGAGCCTATGGTTCCCGGTGATTCAGAGATGAACGACTTTGTGGATATCAAGGCCAGCCCCGGCGAGATTGTGATTCCCAGGTCTGCGGCTCAAGACAAAGAAAGCGCCAAGGAATTTATAGACAATATGCCTTTTGGCAAAACCCGCGACCTTCTAAAAAACAAGTATATGTGTGGTGGCAAGGTGCGAGACAATTACGCTTGCGGCGGTAAAGTCATGCCAAAAATGAAAGGGTACAAATAATGGATCCAGTCACAGTCGGGATTGGCATGGCTGCAATCGGCGCAGCAAGCGGTTTGATTCAGCTATACAACTCGGAACGAGAACGGGGCGCGACAAAGGAACGTCTTAAGCAAATTGAAAAGATGTTCAATGAAATCGTCCCGCCTCAATACGATATCAAGGTTTGGGATAACCCGGAACTTGTCAAAACTATCCCGCCAGCGGCCTTTGATATGTCCAGGATCACTCCTGAGTCATATGCCTCTGTCGGCCAGTATGTCCCAGAAGTCGCGCAATTCGTCCAAGAGCAACGGCCCGAGATTGTACAGGCATCTGGGGCAGCCCAAGAGGGGCGAGCGGCACAACTGGACGCTCTGCGCCGATACAAAGATATTGCAGCCGGACAGACTGATCCGCTCTTTCAACAAAAGATGCAGGAAGCGAGCGACCGGGCGAGGATTGAGGCTCAAGGTCGGCAAGCGGCGATCTTGCAGGATGCCCAAAGGCGAGGTGCTTTGGATTCTGGCGTCCAACTAGCGGCCCAAATGCAGGGCGCAAGTGACTCCATGACAAGGGGCGCGTTGGCTTCCCAGGCAGCGGCAGCGGAAGCCTACCGCAACCAACTGATGGCCCTAGACCGTAGCGCCGAGCTAGGCGGAAACATTCGCGGCTCTGAGATGAGCGAAGCGGCTCGCAACGTCGGAATCATTAACGACTTTAACCAGCGCACTAGCCGTAATTACCAAAATTATCTCGATCAGCGCGCTGCGATGCAGAACCAGGCACAACGGTACAATTTGGACCGCGAGCAAGCTATAGCCGATGCAAATGTACTTAGCCGGAATAAGGCGCAAGTAGACAATTTGAACCGCTACAATGACCTTATGTCTCAGCGTTACAACATGGAAAGGCAGCAACGCGAGGACAAAATGGCGGTGCAAAGGTACAAAGAAGGTTTGATGCAGCAAAATTACGAAAATCAGCGTCAAAACGCAGCTGATCGTGCTGGTTTGCAATACAACACTATCAATTACATGAATCAAGCAACACGCGACCGAAATCAAGCTATTCAGGGAATTACAAAGGCTGGTATGTCGGGTTGGATGTATGGAGCCCCTAGTTATGAAAGTGCTCCTGAAGTACAACACCAAATGCCAAATTATCCAACTCCCAAAGTTACGTCACAAGCTGCATATAGTCGGAACGTACCAAGCGGTTTAGGCGTCAATCAGTCGTATGAAACGACTGGGTACGAGCCTTATAATACTGATCTCACATTTGACGAATATCAGCGGCGGAGGGGCTACTAATGCCAGCCTATAAAAGTACGTTCCCTGTAACGCCTTTTTCTCCTCGTTACATGGATGAACAAGAAGCCATGAAACGGCTGCAAGAGGAGCAACAAGCAAACAATATTGCTGCTCCATTTGACGCCGATTTTTCTCAAATGGATGCGCCTCTTTCGCCACAAGTGTTAGATGAACGTGAAAAGCTCCGTCAAAAGCTCCTTGAGAAGAAACGCAACAATCCAGCCTTAAACGAAGCTTTGCCGAAGAAATTTATCAGCAAAGGGGATAAAGATGGAGCAGCCACAACTTTACCAACTCAAACCAAAGTGCCGGTACAAGGCTCTCGTCCTGGCCGTGATTCAAAGATTAAAGATGACGGTGTGGGTGCTTCGTCGGTTTCGCCGACTGTAGGAGCGAAGCCTAATCCTTTTTATGTACAAGGTCCAAACGAACCAAGTTTAAACCTGCCAGAAGCGCCGAACGTATCAGCGGGAGTGCCTAATTATCTTCCCCCTGTCGGCTCTAGTCCTTCCATGCCGCAACAACAAGGGCAGCAAATTGGCGTTGTGCCTCGGCAGCAACAAGAGTCCGAAGATCCAAGGGCCATGTTGTACGCTCGCCTACTTGATAGGGCGCGTAACCGAGAAATGCAGGACCAGGACACCTTGCAGCGCATGGGTAAAGCAAGGGACATGAGTGCTTTGTATCAACTTGCGCCAATTCTATTAGATTCCGCAAGCCAAATGGGTACTTTGCAAGGAAAACGATCTGATCTTGGCGAAAGTATGCAACCGTTCATCAAGTCACTGTCTGAAAGAGAGATGGGGCCAATGATGGACGAAATGTCTCTCAGAGATAAACAGGATAAACGCCTTTTAATGCAAGCCGAGATTGCAAGCAAGCTCGCAAAGACGCAAAAAGGCCCAACCGCTCCTAAAGTCTTGCCGTATTACCGTCCGGCAACCAAAGACCAGCCGGGCGAGATTCTCATGTATGACCAAGCCGGTAATTTGATGCCGCAACAATTACCGCCAGGGTATGAGCCTAATAATCCATGGACTACGTTACCACCTTTTATCAATTCAAAGGGTGAACCTGTCTTTATTTCGCAAAACCCAGTGACAGGCGAAACCAGGAAATTAGACCTTCCAAACGATTTGAAACTATTGAGCCAGATTAAAGACGAGACAGCGGCTCAACTTAAAAAAATCGACATGGACATGAAGGTAGCAAGCGAAGAACAACGCAATCAGTTGCGACGTGAAGCGGCAAGGCTATCCGCTAGAATGGGCGATATTCGAGACAAAGAACTGCAACTAAAAATACAGGCGCAAGCAGAAGTCGAAAGAAGAAACAGAGAGCGGGAAAAGATACAAAGAGAAAAAGTCGGTGGTGCTGCTGGATCTGGAAAGGGCGCCGGAAGCTTGACAGAAGGTGAGAGGAAAGCTGGTTTGCAAGCGGGTGTTGCTTTGGCTGCTTTGCCTGATATTGAATCCATGGAAGCCAGAGGATACAGACCTGGAGTGTCAAATATTTTAGCGGAAAAAATGGGAAGACTTGGAAATTATACTCTTTCAAGTGACGACCAAATCTATGCCACAAATATGAGAGCTTTGGCAGATCAAATACTACGTTCTAGTACAGGTGCAGCGGCAACATTCCAAGAAATTTATAACACCTTGCAAACGTACGCGGTACAACCTGGGGACACTCCAGCAAACGTAAAGGTAAAGAATAAACTCCGACGTGCCTATATTGATCAGATGATTGGCGCAGCTGGTAGGGCAGGAGCGGGAAAAGAATTACCACCTAAACCCGTTGGGCAGGGTAAAAAAGTTGTCGATAAATACCACGACAAAAAAGCCAATAAAACTAAGTTCGTCTATGACGATGGGACAAGTGAGGTGGTAGATGGCATCCGATGAAAATTGGGAAAGAGTCCCGGTAGAAAATTGGGAAAAAGCGCCACTGGATTCGGAAAAGCCAGATGAATGGGATAATTTGATTCAAGAATACGGTATACCGGCTTTGCAATCGGTTGGCGCTGGAATTACTCATGGATTCGGCAAGGTAGCACAAGCTCTCGATAAAGTTACTGGGGCTCCTATACGTGCCGGTGTCTATCGCGCTATGCAAGGCAAACCAGAGGAATCCTTTGGCGCAGCAATTCAGCAATTTGGGGAAGATCCGACAAAAGCCCCATCTGGCAAAGACATTGCTTACGAGGCCGGGTTATCTAAAGAGCCATATATTAGAACGCCTATTATCATGAATCCATATACCGGCAGAGAAGGTACTTTGCGGGTATCACCGGCAGGTATTGCCGGAGGTTTATTAGATCTTGGATTAGATCCAACAACGTATGTCCCGGCTTCTAGCGTAGGTCGCGCCGCGACTATGATGGGCAAAGGTTTGTCGGCATCGGCTGGTTTTGCAGGACGAAAGCTTGCTCCAAAAATTGGAAAATTGGTTGCTCGTGTGCCGGAAGAGGCAACAAGGGCATATATGGCAAATCCTGCGAGAATTGAAGAAACTGCAGCAAAATACTCGGCTGAGGATATTAAAAATATTCTTGATGAGACAGTTGGAGAAGCGAAAAGCAACGTAATTGAATCAACGGCTGAGGCAGAAAAAAGACGCGCTGATTTAAAACAAAAAATCAGACAAAAACGTAGTGATTTGCAAAGGCAAACTATTCCTTCTGACGTTGTAAAACAGATTCAGGGATCATTAGAAAATCAAAAAGCCGTACTAGGTGAATTGAGCACAAAAGCCGATGAAGCATTAGCAAAAAGCGGCGTTCAATTTACAAAAAAAGGTTTGTTACAACTCATTGACGATGTGGGTAAAAGCGCTGGAAAATATATTATCGGAGATGCTCGCACGTCGGCGGTAAATAAATTGGCTGCGACAAAACAACGCATATCCGATTCTATGCCAGATCTAATTCCTGCCGATGATTTACGAGATGTTTTGCAACAAATCAGGGCCGACATTGATTTTGATTTGAACGCTGGAGAATTTAATACCGACCTGAATAATATGCGTAAGGCTTTTTCATCCCGAATTAGCCAAGCCCTAAAAAATCAAGTCCCAGAATATTCCGGTTACATGGCTCAAATGTCAGAATTGTCTGGCAGTCTTGAGCAAATGAGTAGGCTTTTTGGGAGTGAAAAATTTCCCGGCAAAGCTTATGGAACATTGCAAAGTATTCGCAAAGGTGCGCGTCCTGACGTTGTGGAAGCGATCCGCCGAAACGCTGAATTGACAAAAAATCAAATGTTGAGTGGTACGCTTGGCCAATATCAAAGAGATGCGGCTTTACTCAATAGGTTTCAACGTGGTGAAGATTTAAGCAAAGAGTTATTCCCCGAGGATGTTGCCAATTTGCGAGACATAGAAGCTAAGCAAAAAATGGCGGAAGACATTTATAATCCTATGGCTCGTTTGCGACCAGGAACGGACAAAACGCAAAGCGTCGTTCGTCGCTATGGTAATCCAACGGCTTCTATTGAAGACGCCAGAGCTATTGAAGCAGCTGGAAAATCCGCCGGTTTGGACTTGCCGCAAATCATGCAAGATAGAGCGACTTTTGACGCTTTCAACAAGGACGCAACGGCTGGTTCACGAAATACACTATTCGGTTTGACTGCTGGTAGCATGTTGGGGAACGATGCGGCAGCGTTGCTTGCTGCTCTTGGAGGTTTTGCGGCAGACAGATACGGTGGTAGTTGGACTCGGGGAGCAATAAAGACTGGGGTTGGGGCTAAAAATGTTACGGATCGTCTGATAAACTATCTATCAAACGATCCTGGTTTTCTTGCAAAGTACGGTCGTCTTTTTGCAAAGACTGCTGGCCGAGGTGGAATGGGGCTATCTTTAGCTACTCACCACCTTTTGATGAACAATGATCCCGAATACCGCAAATATTTTGAAGAGGGCGCACAATGAATTCAGTTGAATTGATCCCATTGCAATCCGGTGCAGCAAACGCGACCAGCGCCTACTTTGATTTAGGCGGTAAAATCGACTTTGCTATTCAAGTGTTTTTCACTGGCACCGACCTCGCGGGTGTTCTTACCCTAGAGGCTTCGGTTGATCCGTCCCTAGGGTGGGTAAAAGTGCTGGATTCCGACCAATCTGTGACCTCATCGGCTGGTCATATCTGGAACGTCACTGGAGCTGGATATAGATACATCCGAGTCAAATGGGTCTATACTTCCGGTACTGGTAATATCAAAGCAGTCATTTATCTTAAGGGTTGATTGTGGCAATAAACGACGGCACCGAAGAATTGTTGCTGGCAGATGACGCGAGTATGGCAGGAGACTTCTATACTCCAGTCGTTTTCGTCGGTGTCTTTGATATGGGCACAATACAGGCGTGGTGGTCGGGACATTCACCGAGCGTCTTGAGCCCAAGCCGAGTAAACGTCGAAGCCTCCCTAGATAAAGTTCATTGGTGTCGTGTGTATCCTGATTCATATACGAAAAAGATCTCCGAAACTGACGGTTGTATTATGTACACACTTCAGAACGTAGAATTTAAGTATCTCAGGATACAATTTGAGTCTCGATCTGGGTCCGGCGGTAAAATGTCTATCCTGAGTTATATGAAACGCAGGAGGGCAAATAATCCATGACGGAATGTGTAACACAGCCAACAATCGCGCAGGGCGAATTATCCCCTAAAGGTTTGAATAGGGGCGGAAAAGTCACGGAGGTAGTTTTAAATTCTACCACCTGGACGCCTTTGCCCTTAAATCCTTTATCTCAGCGCAACGCTTTGTGTGTGCAGAACCAGAGCAACATCGAGATAAAAACTAATTACGATCTGGCAGGTCCCTTGCCATCTGGTTATGTGGGAATGATTGTCGCAGCTGGCGGAGAACGCTTTTACGATATTACAGATCAAATTATCTTGTATGCAAAGAGTCAGGCAGGTACGCCAACCGTTGCGGTTGAGGAAATTAGCTAATGACCATAATCGCGGCAACAGTAAGCGGAACAGATTGGCATAGTGGCTGGTACAATATTCCTTTGTTTGCTTTTGTTCTTGTTGCCTTAAATAAACAAATGACTTGCTTTGGTCCAATAACTATTGACGGTACTTTGTACGTCGATGGACAGTTAATTTTGGAGCCATAATGATCCGCATTTACAAAAACTCAGAACCGGCAACGCCTCCTGCTGATCGCGTCATGCTTTATTGTGACGTTTCAGACAGCAATTTTAAAATGAAGCGAGACGACGGCTCCATCGTCGTTTTTGGTTCGGGTGGAGGAGGCGGCGCAGTCGATAGCGTCAACGGACAAACAGGGGTTGTTGACCTTACCAGCGATGATTTGAATTATGTCGTTCCAGGGGTAAAATACGGATACATTTTGGATGGCGACTCTCTGTCCGTGGCTCTTTCCAAATTGCAATATTCACAAGGTTGGCAATTTCATTCAGTCAATTCAGATGTAACAGTACCAACACAAACGACGTGGTTACGTGAAACGACCTATTTTGCTCCTGGCGTAGTTATAGACTTGCAGGGCACTGCTATTTTGAGGTTCATCTAATGGCTTTGATAAAAATCGCAACAGAAGCGGGTGCAGGTGTCCCAACTCCTTCGGCTGGTACATCGGTTTTATACGTCGATTCTGTTTCCAAAAAATTAGTATCCAAAGACGACGATGGAACAGTTGTCCATTATGGAACGGGTAGCGGTGAACCAGGACCACAAGGCCCACAGGGAGAGCCTGGACCACAGGGGCCTCAGGGCGATCCGGGACCACAAGGCCCACAGGGTATTCAGGGAGACGCTGGCCCGGCTGGTCCGGCTGGTCCCCAAGGTGAACCTGGACCGGCTGGCCCTCAAGGGTTGCAAGGTGTCGCTGGACCGGCTGGACCGCAAGGCCCACAGGGAGACGCTGGCCCGGCAGGGCCGCAAGGTGAGCCGGGCGCGGCTGGCCCCCAAGGTATCCAAGGAGTAGCTGGTCCGGCAGGGCCGCAAGGAGAAGCTGGCCCGGCAGGGGCACAAGGTCCACAAGGTTCGCAAGGCGATCAAGGGCCTAAAGGGGACCAGGGCGACCAGGGGCCACAGGGGATTCAAGGCGATCAAGGGCCGCAAGGAATTCAAGGTATCCAAGGCGAAACTGGTCCAACAGGCCCCCAAGGACCAAAAGGGGATACAGGTTCTAGCGGCGTCGTCGCAGCAACAGCACCATTAGCATATGACGGCCCATCTCAAACCGTGTCTATTACGGGCGGTCTAGTATCGCAATTCTTGCGCGGCGACTTGCAATGGGCTGCGCCTCCTGGCCTATCCATGTCGAACATTCGCGTTTTGACCGTTGGCATCGATGCCAGCACTATCGCTGGATGTATTGCGCTTTGTACAAATCCAAGCATTAGCAACAGCTATATCATTCGTATTCCTCCAGGTGTTTACACCGAAAACCTCACAATCCCCGGTGCTGTTCATTTACAGGGGATGTGTAACCCTATGGATAACGTGTCCACACGTTTGACTGGGCAGCATACGATCACCGGAACTAACGTAAACGCTCTCAATAACAGGGTAAGCATTTCAAACTTGCTAATGACTAGCGCCGATGCAACAACCGCTCTGCTTTCTATTAGTGGGACGACCGCGACAGAGGTACAAATTAGCGGTTGCTACCTGCAAAACGTAAACAGCGCAACGACTTCAAAAATTTTCAACGTTGGAAGCAACGGTACGCTTTACGTGGGATTGAGCAGAGTCGCCATGGCTTCGGCTGCTGGTACTGGCGGTACTCATGTCGTTTTATCAGGCGGCAACTTCTACACCTACAGCTATCTGACGGTTGATGGTGGTACTCGGTTTCTTGACATGACGACAGCCACATATGCCCAAATCGTCAACACATATGTGAACGTCAATGGTTCCGACATTATTAGAATTGCGGCCTCTGGTTTGGTATTTGCCGGATATAGTTCTTTCACGAACAACGCAACAGTTGGAAACGGCGTTAATTTGCTTGGAGCCAATGCAAGCATGGGAGCCAACAACTGTACTTTCTCTGTTTTGAATGACGCTTCAACGTACGTTGTTACTGGTCCAAGCGGTTCGGCATTTTTACAAGTTGGAAACAACTATGCACACATTGCCGGAGTTGTTACCCGAAACGTAAAAATCAAAAATACTGTTTCGCTTCTGACTTACACTTCGGCTCTAACGCCTTCAGCCTAAGAGGAATGAATAATGACTACTTTTATTCAATTACCAGTTGAAAATGGCGGCGGCGGTGGAGGCGGTGGTGGAGGATCGGCCTACTGGGGTGATGCAGTACCCACATTTTCTTTGCTTGGTGTGGGTGCCGTTGACGGTGAAGTTAAGCTAGTTCTTGATACGAACAGCACCTACCGATGGAACGGTGGTCTTTCGCAATGGGCTAAGGTTGATAATTACCTTGGCTCACTTGCGGGTGGACAAGCCTTAGTATCAACGGCTGGCGGCATAACCGAAAGCGCGGTTACATCGGCCCAACTCGCTAATCTTGTTGGTACGCTCGCACCAATTCAAGGTCAAATTAACGGACGCGTAGCAAAAGCTGGCGATACCATGAGCGGATATCTCACGCTCAATGCTGATCCGACCAACGCTTTACATGCAGCCTCCAAGCAGTATGTTGATGCAGCCGATGGAACGCTTAACACTGCGATAAGCGGCAAAGTTTCCAAGGCTGGCGACACTATGACCGGCCTCCTTGTACTTAGCGCAGATCCAAGCGCAGCCCTTGGCGCAGCAACCAAGCAGTATGTTGACAGCGCCAATACTGCACAAGATACGGTCATCAACGGCAAAGTGGCAAAGGCCGGGGATACAATGACCGGCGCTCTCACCTTGAACGCCAATCCCACCTTAAACCTTCACGCTGCAACAAAGCAGTATGTTGACACCAATACAGCGAATAAGCTTCCTTTGGCTGGCGGGACGATGACCGGGAATCTCATTCTTGATCATGATCCGACTCAAGCTCTGGAAGCGGCGACAAAGCAGTATGTTGACGGTGTGGCGCAAGGTTTGAACCTCAAAGATGCGGTACATGCTGCGTCTACTGCCAATATTCCTAGTCTGTCTGGTCTTTTGACCATTGACGGTCATCTTTTGCAAGATCAGCAAAGGGTGCTAGTTAAAAATCAGGACACGCCAGCCGATAACGGTATTTATGTGGCAAGCTCCGGGCCATGGGCCAGAAGCTCCGACATGAATTCGTGGGCAGAAGTACCCTCAGCGTTCACCTTTGTTGAACAAGGCAACACGCAAAAAGATACCGGGTGGGTTTGTACGTCTGATGAGGGCGGAACGCTTGGCATCACAGCTATTACCTGGACGCAATTCTCTGGCGCTGGTCAATATGCGGCAGATGGGCAAGGTCTTGAGCTTGACGGTAATGTCTTCAAACTAGAGCTTGATGGCGCAACACTCGCCAAAAGCGGGACAGGGCTAAAAATCTCAGATGGCGGAGTTAGTGATACCCAGATTGCTGGAGCGGCAGCGATCAGCCTTAGCAAACTTGCGGCTCTGACTGCAAGCAAAGCCTTGGTTTCCAACGCTTCCGGAGTCGTGGCTGCATCCTCAGTGACAGCCACAGAGCTTGGGTATGTCTCTGGCGTCACAAGCGCCATCCAAACCCAGATCGACGGCAAACAACCGACTGGGAACTACGTCACGGCCCTGACTGGGGACGTTACAGCTAGCGGCCCTGGCAGCGCAGCGGCAACGGTCGCCAACGTAGGCGGCAAGACAGCGGCGCAGGTGTCAACTTCAGTTGACGACACTTTGAACGCGACGAGCGCAGCGACTGCCAGCCGTATTATGAAGCGGGACGCCTCCGCAAATGTAAATGTGGCAACGCTGATTGCTGAATCCAAATTGATGGTGGGTCAAAACGCCACGCCAGCAGGTAGCGCGGCCCTTGAGATATCGAGCACGACCGGCGCTCTGCTTATGCCTCGCATGAGTACAGCACAAAGAGACGCACTAACAGGCGTCAACGGCATGGTCATTTATAATAGCAGTACAGACCGTTTTGAGGGCTATGTTGCCGGAGCTTGGACGCCTCTACACGGATGGGGATACTAATGGAGGAGATGCACTGGTCCATAATTGGGTGGGCCGGTACAGCTATATTTGTAGCGAGCTTTTTGGTCAAAGACCGGGCCCTTCTTCATTTGCTAGGGCTCGTCGGTTGTATTATCAAGCTCGTCTACACATATCATTATCGACTCTGGCCTTTAGTGGTTAATTGGGTACTTCTGATAATTATTGAAACTGTCCAGTGGGTGCGGTATCGCAAAGATCATGCCAAACCCACAATAGAAGAGTTTTTTAAATGTCAGATGTAACGCCGACCATGAAATTTGTTGACCATAGAAGCCCGGCAAATATTAAAATTGATTCGGTGCAAATGCCCGAAAATCAAATTGACGCTGTGAATGACCTATTTCATAAGTTTTTTGAAGAGATCTCTATCAGAGATCAGGCTTTTAATGCGATTTTGGCAGAACTATTAGAAAGACCAATACCTGCGCCAGTGGTAAACGTGACAACGCCAGAAATCGCCATGCCCGACAGGGTAGAGATGCAAGCTCCAGTGCTCCATGCAAACATGCCTCCTCTGGACCTTCCGGCTCCACAAGTACAGGTGTCGGTAAATTTGTTTAGCTCCAAAGTAACTGCTATAATTGTGGGTATCCTCCTTTTACAATCTATAGCGATCGGAGTTGCGGCATGGCGTTGAAAGAAACTCAAGAATTCATAGAATTGCTCGATGTTCTGGCTAACGCTATTGCTTCGGCCAAAGAGGACGGTGCAATATCCTGGCGAGACGCGCCTAAAATTGTGCCCGTCGTCGTAGCTCTTAAAACTGCCGTAAGCGGTGCCGATCAAATCGCTATCGAACTCAAAGACGCCTACGAAAACCCACAATTAGCAAACTTGCTCTTAAATCAGTTAATGAACGCAAGTCTAAAGCTGCTTGATGCGGTGTTAAAATGATTTGGCTAGTGCCAATTCTTGAGGCAGTGGCAACGGTTGTTGCTACCGTTTTAATGAAAACTGTTAAAGATTGGGCAGAAAAAACGGGAGAGCCTTCGGAAAAGGCTCCCCCATGCATCGAAACTAACACTAAATCAAAGCGCAAATCAGCCCAACAAACTAAGCGCAGTCGCTAGTTGTTCTCTGGTCGCCGATTTTGCCCAGTCCCTCGGATTTTGTCCACAGACTTCCGGTGCTTTTTTACCTGCATCGAGTCTTTTTAAAAACTCCTCGCAGTATTCGGCGCGTTCTGAAGCAAGAAAATCTTCACGCTCCTCATCGTATGCCGCTTTCAGCTTTTCAGTAATTGGCTTGAAATCTGGCACTACATAATCAGCGTCAAGAATAGCCGTAGTTTTGTCTTCTTCTGCATCTAGGGCTTGGGCCAACTCAACACTAGCCGGTAGCATTTTGAAAAGACGACGTACAACGGTTTTTTTAGCCATCTCGTCATAGCTGTCTGTCCAGGCTTTTCCTTGGGCAGCCTTACTATAGCGCGCTCTAATCGAATCAATCTCCGCGACGGACATGACATCGAATTGTACTCCACCACCAACAAGTTTCGCGACAGCATAGACATGAGTAAGTTCTGACGATTCGTATTTGGGCTCGTGCTCGATCTGATCTTCAGTACCTAAAATGACTTTGAAATGGTCGCCTTTGTATACGGCGCGAGCTTGCAGAGAAATGATATTTCCGGACCGGCGAGCAATATCGACCATGCCTCGGTAGCCAATCTGAAATTCACACTCATTTTTGTACGGTACTAGATAGCATTGACCTAATGCGCTCCCAGGCTCTAGGCCCAACGAGGCAGCCGTAACAACGGCCCCAAGAAAGCTCACCGGGTCGCATTGCTGAAGTCTAGGATTACGGCGGTACTCAGTGAGGCAGATCCGCATAAGCCGTTCGGGAGTAACATGCTTAGGCAACGCGGCTTCAATCTGGCCCTTATATTGCTGCATAAGGTGATTCATCTTAGAGACAGGAGACAACGCTTGGCTTTGTTGTTTTACTGGCTGATTCATGCTTCTTTTTTCACCACAAATTGAGCAGAGTAATTAGTCACAAGACGAGCAAATTTAACATCTTCATTGGCCTTGAGTTTCTCGGCCAGTTTCTTCTTATCCCAAGCATAGGTAATCTTGGTATTGACCAATTCGCCATACTGCAACGCTTCGGTAGGGCTAGGATTGGCGTCGACTTCAACCGCTTGCGACTTACGGAGCTTGAGAGCAAACGCTTTGCCGGGTAGCATTTCTAGTTCATCGCGTTTCATGACATAAGCGCAGTATTCGCGCAATTTGTCGGCTTTTTTGAGCAGAGCGTTATGCCTAGATGTAAGAGGCTCCAGCCAATTCTCTTTGAGGTTCTTGGCTTGGGCTTCCCACTCATCAATCTTAAACTTGATGCCGTCAACTTTGTCCCGAAGCTCACCGACCAGGGCGGCGGGATCAAATGCTTCTGGGTCCATCTCTTCATCAAGGGCAATCAATGCGCTCGATAGCTCGCTTAATGTCTTGATACTCATCTAAACCTCTTTGGATAAATTCTCTGACAAGATCCGACAACTTTCGTCCTGTTTCATCGGATAAATCCTCTAATGCGTCTCGGACGTCGGGATCGAGACAAACACCTATACGACTGGCAGTGTCGCGCTGCGACAATCTAGGGCGCATAAAAAAAACTCCGATTTGCTAAGACGTGCAAATGTCCTAGCAAACCGAAGAAATGGTGTAAAGTTTTATTTTACGATTGCACCAACTCAAAATGGACCAGATCATTAAATTTCTGGTCTTTGGTATCACCGTCTCCGTCCCAGTCGCCTCCCCACCTTATCTTGATGCCCATTTTTTTGGCAGTCTCTAGGACAAACCAGCCAAACGCATAGATGCGCTTCACATCTGAAAAGTCGATAGGGTAAGGGATAACGTCTACCGCATGAGAAGGATATCGGTTGTGCTTTGATTGAGGAAACTTGAGCTTAGATAGCCCGGATTTATACGCCTCATCCTGGCGCTTTTTATCCCGATGCCCTTCTAATATGGTGCAATCGTGTGTTTTACAAACTTCCTCGAAAAGCCTTTGTAAATCAGCATGACAAGCCATTAGCTTGGATTTTGAGCGTGTAGAAAACATTTGCAATATCTCCTCAATGTCGATGTAATTGAAAAAAAAACGGACGCCGTTTTCCCCGCTCAAGCGGGGTTTTTCTATTTCTGGTACAATCATATCAAGGTCGTCTAATACACAATTTACCCACAGGGGCTCGGCCAAACCGAGAGAGACAACCTTTTTACCAACTAAAGTTTTGTGTAGCGTAATGTCCACCTTTGCTATCTCGGGCGTATCCCATCCCAACATAGCGCCAGTTTCGGAGCATATTGGCCCTATGTCCGGCGCTACCAATCCAAAGCCCCACAAAGAATTGTCCGAAATCTCCTGGTTTGTATCCTGAGAACCATGCAACATTTTCACCTTGGACCTGGAGATTTGACGCAGGGAATTCAAGGACAATAGTTTGATTTCGCGTTGTTGGGAAACCATCGTGGCTGATCCGGCCCGTCGCCGCCATACTTTCCGACCATTTACGCGCCGACCATTGCAACTCCCGCTTGTATTGCAACGGCGGGAGGCCGTTTTGTGCGCGAAAATTGTTGGTTGCTGCGAGCATACTCCTTTCAACGGCGCACGTTCCTATGTCGGCCTTGTAGCAGTCATTAGCCAAGGCCATGGAGCTTTGCAAAAACGCAATAAATAGTAGGGCACGTTTGAACATGGCGACCCCCATATAAACTAAAAGTTATATAGTCATGGTGCCATGGAATTATGCGGGAGTGTTAGTTTTGGGGTGGCTGCCAAGACAGGACTCGAACCTGTGACCCAGGCATTAACAGTGCCTTGCTCTACCGACTGAGCTACTTGGCAATAAGGCAAGCCTTTAAATCTGAACTAATGCGTTCAATCACGCAACCCTTTTAATTGTTTCAAAAAAGAGTTGCTGGCACCCAGACTTGCCTTTACAGTCTGGGCACCAAATCACCAAAACCAACTACTAGAAACAGGGGGATACTAAGGCAGGTACATAAGGAACTCGTCGGACAACGAGAACCGCTAGATATCTTGCCAGCCATACAAAAACAAGCCAATTCATTAAAATCCAATACAATCAACAGTTTACAGCACCATCTTTTTGTTTGAAAAAAGGATCATATTCCTTATGTTGCGAATCAAGATTCACGACTGGCGGCAGTACGTGACCCGTACGGATCTGAAAAGTATACCGTGGGTACGCGTTACGAGTACGATCGGATCCGTACGGATTTTACACGGATCCGTACCGGCCACGAGATGGCTATACATTTACCTCATCTGTGAAGCGGCCCGGCAGAACGAGGATGGTAAACTAGATTTAACGCTCGATTACGTTCGCGACTTCTCCGCTTGCACCGAAGACGAAATTTTTGCCGCGATTAACTTCCTGGAATCACGAGGTATTTTATCTTGCCGGTACGAACCCGTTACGGATCCGTTACGGACGCGTGACGAATCCGTGTCGAATCCGATCGGATCCGTGTCTAACGTAACGGAACGTAACGTAACGGAACGGAAGGGAACGGAAGAGTTAAAATTACATTTGGGTCAAACTGCGTTGACCCCTTCGACCCCCCCCAGACGGACCCCTAAGCCCAAGGTCCAGGTAATGGACCTCTCGGACCAGGAGATGGACCTAGGCACCCAATGGCTCAAGCTGGCAGTGACTCACTTCCCCCACAAAGCGACCGACCCCAAATGGACCCCGGACCAGTTCGCCTTCGAGCTACGGAAGGTCGCCAACACAGTTGGGCTCTCGATTGCTCAAATGCTCGACCTCTTGGCCTGGGTAAAAGCTGACACCTTTTGGTGCAACAAAGTCGCCTCCCCATACGGCCTACTCAAGAAGTCCACCAATGGCCTACGCAAGATCGAGAACGCTCTCGCATCTAGCAAAAGCAAAGCGCAGATCAGAAACGACCAAATCAAAGCTGACTGGGATGAGAACCCAGAGAAAAAAGCGAGTTGGGAACTAGCCATGCGAGTCATGAGAGGAGAAGTGAAATGACACCGGCTGAATTTTCTACGTTCATCGACGTGCTGAAAGGTTTGTTTCCGCAATCGCCTCAGTTTGACGGCGCTATGCTCAACGCGTGGTATGGCTTCTTCGACAAGTTTTCCGTGTTGCAGATGTTTGGCATTTTAAAAGAGGTGCCGAAACACTGCGACCGCTTCCCGTCAATCAAACAGCTTCTCGAAATGCTGGAACCGAAAGCCGATAAAGACGCAGAAGCGAGAATTATCGCCGACAAGATTTGGGCAGGTATCGAACGATTCGGCTCCATGAAATCGAAACAAGATTTAGTGCGCCAGTCTATCGGTGAAGTCGGCTGGCAGGTAGTCGAGAACATGGGCGGTTGGCGCGTCGTTTGCGATATCGCCTCGTATGACAACGTGGGCCAGATGAAAGCGCAGTGGCGAGAAAGCGCAAAGGCCATCATGGACGTGGCAGAAGTGAAAGCCCAACGCGACCGCCTAGGGCTCGACTCGCCTCCCGAATGGGAAGCCCTACCGTCCGGATCATCCAATGATCGCTCAATCAGGAGCATCCTAGAAATCGTGGGCAGTATTGACACCAAGAAAGTGACGTGACCAGGAACTAAGCCAATCGGCGCAATGATAAGAGCAAGGCCGCTAGGTAGAGTCAGACTATAACCAGAGGTGAAAATGAAAAATAGGGCCGTTTCCGTCACTCTGGCAAGATGCACAAAAACTAGACAGGAGATCATACTATATATGGGAGCGGAAAACGATGAAACATAGCCAAAAGGAAGCCATCGACTTTCTGAGAAAGTACGACCTAACAGCCGAAGCGATAGCAAACCTGCTTAACCTGCCAGTCAAACAAGTTTTAAGTTATATTCAAGAACAGGAGAGAGACAATGTATCTAGGGATAGATCCGGGACAGAATGGGGCGATAACGGCCATCGACGTAAAAGGCAACATGACAGCCTTTTTTGAAAAGCCGAGTGGAAAACTATTGTACGAAGTCATAAAAGAGTTGAATCCCGACACTGTAATAATTGAGAAATCGCAAACTATGCCCAAGCAAGGCATCGTCTCTGCTTTCAACTACGGCGCAGGTTACGGCGAGTTGATCGCAGCGGTAAATATTTGCGAAGTGCGTTATTATTTAGTGTCTCCACGACGATGGACGAGCAAAATGCTGATCGGCACAAATAGCTTTGATGCGACGAAATACCGATCATCTCAAGCTTTTAAAAGACTGTTTCCCGACTGGGCAGAATGTAAGGGGCTTTTAAACAGAGCAGGGCGTTTACACGAGGGCGTTGTTGATGCCGCGCTCATAGGTTTATACGGACTTAAACATTTATGAATTACCTCATGGTTTTTCTGAAGTCCCTTTTTTGTGACCATGTTTGGTGGTTTACTCCGGGATTTCTTAAAACCATCGAGGGCAGAGGAGTATATCAGTGTCGGAAGTGCAAACAGATAGCAGTCGTGGGGAGATCCGAGATACCAAGGTACTCGTATCGTATAAATTCCTAAAATATAAGTTTGGCGGTTGGAGACAGGAAGCAATTATGTTGCATGTACCGACCAGCGCGCATATAGAAAGCGCGTTCTGGGCGAGTGTTTCAACGTATCGCCACGCAGCATGTGAGATGGTTTCATATTTACCAGAAACAGGGAAACAGGTGTTTTGATGGAAGCTTTTGCAGCCGTGAACGCGGCAATCACAGGTGTCATGGTAGGGCTCTACTTTCAAGATCTCGCAAACCGCCAAGCGATCAGAAAGCAGCTACTGGATGAATTAGAGGCCACTCGTAGGCTTTTAAGTACAGTGAACGAGGCCCACAATCAGATTACGGAGACAGTCAGAAAATTGACAGACAGAATCGCGGCATTTGACCTTGGAGCGTTCCGCAAATGACTGAGTGGCTTATGGATATACACAACCAATTCTTGCTCACGGTCATGGGCTTGGTCGGGTTGATATCATTTCTTGCAGGGCACAAGATCGGTGAGCGAGAGGGTTACGAGGACGGTGTGAGAACATTAGCCAAAACCATGAAACTCAACCAAGTGCGGTTAAAACTAGATTTTGAGGAAGAAGAAAAGTGCTAGAAATTCAAAATGCAGAAAAATTCCTGAAAGAAATGGGATGGACCAACCTTGGGGATGATATGTGGTATCACGACAAAGCGACCAGGAATGGGCAACACTATACGTTGACCACAGAGGAAGCCATCTCGTACGAATTTGAGAGAATGAACTAATGCAAGAATTGCTCTTAGAGGCCGTTTTCGGCGTCAACGTGTGCATTTTCATTGCTTTTGTGGTAAATGCTTGGTTACTGAAGAAACTGAAATGAAAAAAGAAAAAACTTTGCTTCAAGTTTACGAAAATTTTGCGCGAAGTATTTATCAAATTACTGGCCTAAACGATTCAATAGAGATCATTTTACCGAAAGATCATTTTATAAGGCTCGTAATGGAAATGACAGATGATCCCTTTGAGGTATCGATAGCGGAAAAATGCCCGGTTGAGGTTAAAATTTTGACCAGTAGCTTAACTTTTAAAATTAAGTATAATTATTTTTCTGAATTGACATGAAAAAAGGGGCTTGAGGCCCCTTTTCCCGTCGTTGTCACTATCTCTTGAGGATCTATCCTAACGAGGTAGGTACTTAATCCCATCAAAAAGCGAAATGCAACAAAAAAAGCCCCTTTCGGGGCTTCTGTTATGAACATTGAAGTTCTAACTTTTTTGCGCAATCTATGGCTTTATCCCAATCATCGAGCAAAAAATTATAAGCAGTCACACCGTCTTTAATTATAAAACCATCACGTCGACTCACCGACCATACTTGACAATTTAACTCTTCGCAAAATTCCTTAGAAATTTTAAACACGGGACACCTCCTGCATGGCGACATTGCCGACGTGCCCATTTATTATCCAATCATTTAACGATTGGCAACAACTAATTTTAGATTATTTTTAATCCCGCGATGTTCTTTGTACAATCTTGTACTTTCGCATCTCGGCTTGATTGCAGATCTCGCCGATTAGCTGCTTGGTGCCTTCCGATAGCTCCCCAGAATCGCACATGGTCTTGCAGATCGAGCAAATGCTTTTGTCCACAATCAAGATCCCCTGGAAATAATCATCCCCAAGGCCCTGTACTAAATCTAAAGCCCGGCCAAGTAACTCAATGGTATTGGGCTTGTCGCCAGTTGATCCAATATGACGCTCAATAACGTCATCATAGTCAGACTCATATTTCGCATACACAGAACCAAAAAAAGCGTGGTCCTCGAAGAACTGGGGGCCAGAGCAAACATTGTGGGCATGGTGTGCATAAACTTGACCAGCCCTCAGAACCGTTGCTAAATTGATTAAACTAGCCATTATTTATCTCCGTCGATAGTGAACGCGCCGATAATGCCTCGGTGCTTTAAGCTCCTCAATTCTGGATCTGTACTAGGCACATAGATTCGGTATTTGCTCTTCTTGACCCACGCATGGACGTCAACCTTGTGGTTGAAACGATGATAATAGCCCACTCGCTGGCCGTATTCATCCATCGGCCTTTTAGTACGTGGGTTGCTACTTGAGAACTCAAATCCATAGTACATACTGTTACCTTGTAAAATGATTGCATTTAATTTAATGAATCGTGGTAAAATTTAAAACATCAATCAAAGGAGACTACCCAAATGGGCGTCACAAAACGGCCCAAGGCCGAAGGCGAGACAGGTGCCAAAATCAAGGACATAGATTTTCGCGATTTTGAAAAATGTTGCCAGATGCAATGTACACAGGAAGAGATCGCGGGATGGTTTGAGATCGACGAAGAGACTCTTGTTAGGCGCGTAACCGAGCATTATAACAAGAGTTTTTCGGAAGTGTATAAAAAATACTCGGCTGGCGGCAAATGTTCGCTTCGTCGTCGCCAGTTTAGACGGGCTCAAAACGGCGACCGCGTGATGATGATCTGGCTAGGCAAGCAGTACCTAGGCCAATCTGAGAAGGTCGAACAGAAAGTGACCGAGATCAATCTATCCGACGTGCCCGATCATGAGATCGAGGCGCTTATTAAGAGGTACGGCAAAAAACCGAAAGGAACGTGATGGGACCACTAGCGCGGGTGCATCGACCGAGCAACAAAGGCAACGTCATGGATACAACGCATATGGTTCTATCAAAAGGATGGCCCCAAGGCCCTTACCGTGTTTCAGTTAAAGCCGAATGGATCTCAGCGCGGGAGTGCCGCGCTTTTGCTGCATGGCTCTTAGCGGCGGCAGATTGGATAGAGGCCAATGAAAAGTCAGGTGAGCAAGTTCTGGGAGCGGATCTGTGACGCAGAAACTGAGCACGAGCTTTACATAGTCCATGGCTCAAAGCATGGCTCTATCATCATAAACAGTGATAGCGAGATTGTGGCGTATGTCACGCAAAACGGCGAATTGCATGAGTTGACAGATGACGAGTTTGAACAAGCTAACAGCGGAGTTATGGTCACGCGGAAATTTGAAGTATAAACTATGGCCCCAACAACAAAGCATATATGACGCCATATACAACCTGCCTCCCGATATTGATGAGGCGGTTGTCCTTTGCGCCAGACAGTTTGGCAAGAGTCACCTGGGCGTCTTGATTGCCATAGAGCAGTGCCTACGCTGGCATGATCGGTGCTTTCTTATCATTGGCCCAACACTCAAGCAGACAAGAGAGATCGTGACGCCAAGGCTTAGGCATATCATTGCCGATGCGCCTCCTGGTCTGATTCGACCGTCCAAGTCAGAGGGCAAGTGGTATATTGGTACGTCCGAACTCGTGATGGGCGGATTCGATTTGAATACAAACAGTCAGCGAGGGAAGACGCTGCAAGGCGTATTTGTCGAAGAGATCGTCGACGCCAACCCAGATGATTACCTTGAGTCATTGCGCTCTGATATCGGCCCTGCTTTGACTCATTCCGATGCAGGGAAAATCATATTTCTCACCACCTTGCCCAAAGTGCCCGATCATCCTTTCATTACCGAAACGATGGCGAGGGCGCAAATCAACAATTCTTTCTATTCGTTCACAATCGACGATAACAAGGCTCTAAGTCAGTCGCAGTATGAGGCATGTGTAAGACGAGCAGGTGGGAGGCACACCGATGATTTTAAGCGCGAATATCTTAATCAAATTATCCGTGACAAGAGTGTTGTCGTTATCCCTGATTTTGATCCTGCTCGTCACATTGGAGAATTTGATCTCCCAGAATACTGCAATTACGAGATCTATATCGACTGGGGCGGAGTGCGCGATTTTACCGTGGCCGTTGTGGTTGGATACGGATACCTGGAAGCAACCGACTTCGTATTCGACGAACTATGGTGGGGGCCGAACACGCCAACGGAAGTCATCGTTAATGACATACGGTCCAAATGGACCGGCAAATATTTACAGCCCAATCGTAAGGAGCATGTTTACTATGCCGACGTGCCAGGACAACTTGCCGTTGATCTCGGACGTACCTTCAAAATGAGCGTTGCCTTGCCACAGAAAAGCGACTGGGAAGCGAGCATAAACGGGCTTGCTAATCGCTTCACTCAAAACAAGATCAAGATAGCGTCACACTGCAAACTGACTATCACAACCTGTCAGTCTGGTATGTTCAACAAAAACCATACAGACTTCGAGCGAACACTCTCGACAGGACACTGTGATGCAATCGCGGCCCTAATGTATGCTGTTAGAGGGCTTAACCGTAGCAATCCGTACCCAAGCGAGATCGCAAGCAAGGACCGTTTCTGGACGCCTCCTAGCGACAAGCCCATAAATATCCTGCCAAGTGCCAACAAATTTGGCGCAACAGCCAAACGATTTGGAGCGAAGTGATGGCAAAGTTTACAATCACGCGACTTCTCGACACGACTCGCATAAGCAAGACCAACACCGGCAAAGAGATCCCCGAGTTTTTTGAGTACCTTGCCCAATTCATCGAGCAGACTGTAAGGAATCTTAGGAGCGGTTTGACGTTTGGGGACAACTTTGCGAGTGAAGTGAAGACCGTCAACGTCAAGAGCGGAACGGCTCAAGTCATCACCGCCAGCAAGACGGTGACAGGCATCATTCCGGTGAGGGTGCAAAGCTCACTGTATCTCTTGCAATCATTTGGATGGTATTACGACAGGAATAATCGTTTAACGATTGTAGCAAGGCTCTGTAACCCAGATGGGACAAGTGCCCCGACCGATGATCTAGCCCCCCTAGATCTTGTGTTATTATATTAAGCATGTGATAATGCGGATTAAAATCGGCGTCGAAAGACTACCACAGGAGATAGAATGGAAACCGCAAGCGCAGGAGTCCAAGCTCCTGCACAACCGACCGAAGCGCAAGCAACTCAGGCCAAACAAGAGGCCGAGCCTTGGCGCAACGCAAAGCACAAAGTTAAGTTTGGCGGCGAGGTACGCGAAGTCTCGTATGACGAGCTAATCCGCGACTATCAAAACGCCAAAGAGAGCACACGCCGTTATCAAGAAGCGGCCAAGCTCTCGACCGAAGCGCAAAGAGTTAATCAAGCCCTAGAGAAAGGGGACATTAACTATTTGGTGGACAAGCTCGGACCTCAAAAAGCGCGACAGATGTTTGAGAACTACCTGATCGAGCAGTATGAGTACGAGGAGTTACCACAAGAGCGCAAAGAACTTTTGTCCGAGCGGAAAAGGCGGGAAGAGCTTGAACGTAAGATGCAAGAGTTGGAAGAGGGCTCAAAGAAGGCGCGTCAAGAAGAATTGGCGCAAAGAGCCGTGGCCGAATTGGACGCTGAAATCTCGGAAGCATTGGCAGAAGCCGGGAAGAAAGCCAATCCAAGGCTAGCCCTTCGTATCATTGAGCAGATTGAAGCGAGCATTAAAGCCAAGGGAGAACGAATCCCCGCGAAGCAAGCTTTGCAATACGCTCAAAGGAGCATGACCGAGGACATTGGCGCATACCTAAGCGATCTTTCGCCAGAGGAAGCCATGTCGATTTTGCCCAAGTCTCTAATCGACTCGCTTATGAAAGCTAAAGTTGATAGAGTTTTGGATAGCAAAACCGTCATGAAAAACAAACCGAGCGCGAAAGAAGTCGGCAAGGCTGACGAACCAATGACGATTGAAAAGAAATTTCAAGAAATGGAAAAACGATTTAAACGGAGATAAAGATCATGGCAGTCTCTAGCTTGTTTTATTACAACGACCAACTTGGAAAAGTGGTACCTAATGAGCTTGTACTACAATTCAAGATTACCGGCGCAAAGGCTTCGAGCCCCATCGTCGCGAATACTGCGCTGTTGAAGTCGTACGATGCAATCGCTTCCCAAAGCGTGATTGATTCGTTCCTCGGGACGTCTTCTGAGTTTGCCGTTGCTGCATTTGACGCAACTGCTATGGGCACCGATGCCCTTGCAGTCATCGTCAACATGAACGGCCAAGCCAAAAAGCTCCTAAGCGTGTCTGCGAAGCTGTACAGCGGCTCGAACGGTGCAACCGTCGCCGAGTGTGCTGACGTTGCCGAAGGCTTGACCGCTTCTACTCTGGCTTGCGAAGGCGCACTAGGCGCAGCTGGTAACTTGGCTGGTCGTTTCGTCCTGGCTGGTCTGGACGCTCTTACTAGCGGCATGATCGAAGTGCGTTTCTGCTGGATCGCAAAGTAATCATTAAAACACTGAGAGGTGAATCATATGGCTTCCGTTTCGAACAATCAGGTCATTGAGCTATTCAAAAACGTATACGGTGATATGTACGACCTCGTCCCGGAAGATCAGCTTTTGGGAATGGACATTGGTTGGGCCGAAGGCGCACGAGTGGGCGCACAGTTCGTTGAAGATGTTGTGCTTAGTGCCGAGACAGGGATCACGCTAGGAGGAAGTGGACAGGAAGCTTTCGAAATAAACCCGGCTATTGCGGGGGCTGTAAAGCAAACCTTGGTTACTCCGTACGTGTCCATCCTCCCCTCCATCCTCCCATTCGCAACAATTTCTCGTTCACTAGGGGATGAACAAGCTTTCTTTAGAGCCACGAAGTTCATCACGCGTAACAACCTAAAATCACACAACAAATTCCTAGAAATCTTCAGAATGTGGGGCCAGTCTCCTAGCCTTCTTGGGTACGTTTCATACTACTCTGGCACCTATCGCGGAGCTTCGTTTACAAACGGATCTGGAACGCTAAACGGTTTAGCTTTTGTAAACGGCGTCAACGCTGCTTCTAAAGCAATTTTGTTGGCTCCAGGCGAATTTGCAGCTGGCTTCTGGGTTGGTATGATCGGCGTGAAAGTCAAGCAAGTTGACCAAAACGGCAACATCCTTGCTTCCGGTAAGCTGACTGGCTACCAAAGCAAATACGGTTACATCACCGTGGACTTTGTGCCTGTCGCTCCTTCTGCCGTTTCTGGCTCTGGCTCTGTCCGTCTTTGCTTCGACGGTCAAGAAGGCGCTGGCGAAATGGTCGGCATTCACGCAATCCTTGCCAACAGCGGGACGTTGTTCGGCGTCAATACCGCGCAATTCCCTCTATTCAAAGGTAACGTGGCTGATATCAGCAACGGTGCTTCTACTGGCGTTAAGCTCACGCTTTCCCGCCTACAAGAAGCCCTGGCCGATGCAGTCAACGGTGGTGGTCTGGAAGGCGACGTGAACGTGTACGTCAACCCACGTAGCTGGTCCACCTTGTCCAACACCGAAGCTGGTCTTCGCGTGTATGATAAGTCCTATTCGCCTAGCCAAGCGCAAAACGGTTTCCGTGACATTGAGTATTACACTCAGACCGGCAAGCTCACCATTAAGGCTCATCGCTGCATGAAAGAAGGTTATGCCTTCGCTCTCCGCACCGACACGTGGAAGCGTTCCGGTTCTGCTCAAGTAGGCTTTAAAGTGCCCGGCATGGATGACAACGGCGATCTCATTCGTCCCTTGGAAAACCAAGCTGGCTACCAATTCAAATCCTACGCTGACGAGTACGTTTTCACTCCAGAGCCCAATCAAAACTTGCTCATCACTGGTATCAATGACGAATCCGCATCCTAATTGACCTTCTGATTGCGGCTGGCCCCATGCGTTGGGGCTGGCCCTTTTTTCTTAAAAGGAATTTAATTCATGGCTATTAACGTAACCTGGGACGGAACTACATACAGTATCCCGCAATCTGGGGAGTTCAACTGGTCAAGCTTGACCAACTTCCTGGTTGCGTTGGGAAACAAAGCCGCCGTTGCTGGCGAAATGAAGCAAGAGATTAGGAAGGCCACAACAAGCCCAGTCACTGTCTCGGCTGCATCTGATTACGCAATCGTGACTGACTTGACGGTAGCTGGTCCTGTCACTGTCAACTTGCCCGGAGGATCTCCCGGCCAGATTTTTGTAATCGTCGATGGCAAAGCTGATGCCGCGACGAACAACATCACAATCAATCGTTCGGGGTCTGACACTATCATCGGTCAAACCTCGCTCGTGCTGAATAAAAACCGCCAAGTTGTCATGCTGCAATACAACAGCGGCGACAGCGATTGGAAAGTAATTAACTACGCTATTCCCCCAGGACAGGTGACTGATTCCGATATCTCTGGGGTCATCTCAACGGCTGGCAAGGTATCTGGTAGCGCCATCACTAGCGGCACTATCGCTGGTTCTACTTCGCTGAATAGCTCTGGCAGCGTGACGCTGACAGGTAGCGGCGCTTTGAGCGTGGCAGGTACAGCGGCTCTCAACGGCGGTGTCACTCTTGGCGATCAGGCAGCCGACGCACTGACGATCAATAGTAGCGCGGCAAGTATCCCCAATGGCCTCAATTTCGACTCCAATACCCTCGTTATTGACGCAACTCTTAACCGAGTGGGTATCGGTACGGCCTCTCCAAGCCAAGCCCTGGACGTCGTGGGCACCGTCAATGCCACGACTGTGGCAGCGGCAACGGTCAACGCTGGAGCCTTGAACGCTTCCGGCAACACGGCCCTTGGCGATGCCTCCTCGGACGTGCTGACTATTAACGGTACAGCTGTCACACTGCCCAACGGCCTTAACTTTGATAGCAACA